GAGACAACTGTCAAATATTTTTTGACAGTTCTACCGTTTTGATTGCATTGGCTTCTTAGACCCGTTTTTGCAGCCACCCTTTTTGCCGCCTTTGCGCTTCTTGGGTGGTCTTCCTACCTTGCTACCGTATGTACCTTTTCCTTGTGGCATCACTTCTTTCCTTTCTTCGCTGATTGCTTCAGCGCTTTTGCAGTCGGTGCACCCTTGCTTCCTGGCTTACGCATCTTCTCGTTGCTTCCGGCTTTAATGCGTTTGCGCTTTGCGTGGATGTTTGCCCACAGGCCCTTCTTCTTCTTCGCAGTCATCGCCTCACCCCTATCGGACTTTTCTTGCTTTTGTTTTTGGCTTTGCAGAGCGAGCTTTTTTTGCTCGAACTTTTTTGACAGCATTTTTAATTTCTTTGCCTGTCGCTTTAGACGCTGCCTTAAGGGATTTAGGAGCCTTGCGCTGCGTTGATGAAGGACCGGAAGATTTTTGTTTTGGGACAATTGGCTCTAGCGCCGGAAGCGTGCTGAAATTTCCTTTCAAAATCTCGCGAAGCCTTTTTTTTTGAGATGCCTCTTTTCCTTTGGTCATCTTATCTCTGAGCCGCTGCTTCTGCGCTTCACTCTTAAATCTGCTTTTTTTCGCTGGTGTTTTCTTCGCAGCCATCACTTAATCCTTTCATCAATAACCACCCGGCCATCTGGCTCTTGGTGCCCAATCTCATTACAACGCTCCGGTGACCGTGCTGTTGGATGCCCAAGGCTGATGTGAATCCAGCCGCGCTCTAGAAGCAACTGACCAACATTGAGACGCTTCTCCCGCACCTCAGTGGCAAGCTTCTCGAAAGCCTCTTCAATGGTGCCCTTGTACGGCTTGAAGTCACAGGCTTCCCCACGCATATGCTGGCTGCGCTCAGAGCCACCAACGCGAGCGTTGAGAGTAGGGCCACGAAAGCCACTGGTTACACGGATGGGTGAGCCCACGATAGCTCGAACCCGCTCCATCAAGTTGGCAGTCAGGTAGATAGCGCAGGCGTAGTTCTTGGCTTCTTTTTTATTCGTCAGGAACAAGTCTTCATGGCTCGTGCGAGTCATCTCGTCCCAAGTGAAATGGTCTGTGAGCTTCATTAGCAATTCCACTCTCGACGCGCCTTGCGCAGTCTTGAGTTAGGATTCTTCGCAGCCTTAGGGAACTTTTTCATCTGACCAGCACTGCGAGCGCAGAAAGACTTTCGCCTCTTGGCGTCCTTACTGCCCTTTTTGGGGTTAGGCGCTGGTGGTTTTAGATTGCCACCGGTTCTTCTGTTGTATTCTCTGCGGCCTTTCTCTGACATGCCGCCTTCTTCTCTGAGGTGGCCACTTTTAACAGACATGCCCTGCATGCCGTCTTTAGCCTTTGATTTACGCTTTGTTGATTTCTTAGGTCCAGCTTTTAACATCTCACCACCTCACTCTTAACCCGGCCATAGCGGCCCAGTCCTTCGCTCCGACGTGCCCCTGCGCAATCGCCTCCACATGCTTATTGATGCGAGCGGCAGCATCAAGAGTCCCGACAATGCCACTGACGCTGTTAGCGCTGATGCCAAGATCGATGCGTCCACCACGGTCTGGAACTGCTGCCAACGCACGCGTCAATCCTTGGGTGAGTTGGCTTCCTGCTTTCCCACCGCAGCAACCGCCTCAGCGCCCGCTAGAGCCGCCTTTACCTTAGCCCGACTCGCAGTATAGCTCGCCCCACAAATCGCACTCAGAAGCGTACCTGCAAGCGTTAGCCACGATGATTCGCCCTGAAACCCTTCGATGCTCGCAATGATCATACCGCCAACCATACCGACCAGTGCTAGTACATACTCTGAGCTGGCCTTCCCGTTAGTCTTACCCTTAAGCATTTGTACCCTCCTTACGCGCATCATCAAGCCCCCTGCGATACGCGGTGTATGTATTGAACTGCTCGCGAAACTCGCACAGGTCCCGATGGGTCCGCTGCATCTTATCCCGCAAGTCTTTCACTTCATCTTCAATCCGGTCAGCCTGGTCTTGCATACGCTTGACGTTATCGTAGACCGTGCCCCCATTCTTCTTAGCCGACCATTGGTCGAGAGCCGATGACGCTTTGTTAATGAATAGAACGACCGCCCCGACAAGAGCGGCCATCGTGGCATGGTCAACTGCTTCCATTTGAGACTTACTCAGCCGCTGGTGGCTGTGGAGCTGGGCCGAAGTCCGCTCCATGGAAGGGAGTAGCCTGCATGGCTGCTTCTAAGATAGCCTCAATTTGAGACACTTGCTCAGCAGTAAGCTGAACAGTCGCAACAACAACTTGACCCTCATCGTCAAGTTTTGGAAGCTCAAGACCCACGCCACCACTGAAAAGCGAGTTTTCAGAGTTGACGTATCGTGCCCGTAGTTGATTTTGAGATACGACGAAGTTGCTGTCGGCGTCATACGCTCCAGCGAAGTTGATTTGCCATGATGTGATAATTGCAGAATGTCCAGACATGATTTGTCCCCTTAAGTTTTGGTGTGAAGACTCACACAATAGAAATAATGCGAAGGGTTTTCCACCCTACATCCGATAATTGAGAATACCGCAAGTTTGCCAGCGGCTAACGTAAAGCCTGAGCCAATCAAGTCAGCCGCGTCGGTACCCGCTGTTGCTACCGCATTACCGGCGTATTGCGCACTACCATCTAAGATAAACTTGGCGGAGTGAGTTGAATTCTGATTGTGCAAAACGAGATGCTGGGTTGATGTAGCGCCATCAGCGACGAGTCCTGATTGCATTGTTAACGTTATGCCTGTGGTTGCCGCAGCCGTGGCAGAAGCCCCGTATGTGACCGTAGCACCGGTTCTGTAGCCTAACGCAACAGTCGTGCCGTCATCCGTTTGATCAAGATCTGCCGGGACATGGTTTTGAAAGTTTGGTGCATAAGTATGAAACGTGAGGCCGTTTGTATTACCTACGCCGAGCACGTACGTCCCGCCGATTGCTCTGACTGTCTGAAGTCCCACAACGGGAATCTTTACTTTCTCGGTGCTGCCTCGCTCAATATCAAGATAAGTGGTAGGTGACCCCGCATCGTCCACAACCTTGAAGTTGACAGTACTAGATGAGTCTAGCGTGAAGGTAGTGTTGGAGTCTTGATCAATTTCAAAGTTGGTTTCAGTGTCACTTTGAATCTTAAATGTGTCACCCGTACCAGCGCCACGCGCTCGCATCTGCACGCCTGAGTTTGATCCGCCAGTAGCTGAATGGATGATCCGAATATCATTAGCGAAAGCTCGTAAATGACCGGGGGAACCTGCAGTCAGGTCACCAAAAGCCCAGTTATTTGCTGAGCCGATACTAAAGGCTCGATAGACTGAACCGGATGCGTTTAACCCCTGATAGTTATCCGCTTGAAAACGCAAAGGTACTCCCGTCGGCATTTTAATGGTTACGCCGGGCTGCCCTGAAGTTGCATCAATCTTAATGTACTCGTTGGAGCTGCCATTTGCGAAAATGGTCTGTTCTGCGGAGTTGGTTGTATTGATCCGCATGTACTCGTTGGAGCCTTCTTTGATGAGAAGCGCTCCAGACGTGTCATCGGTGATCGTAATATCGCTAGGGTCGAATGCGCCAGCGGCGGGTACATTGATGATAGTCTGGGTCATGCTCCTACCCCTCCTTCGACTTCGATGAGAACTACGCTGGTTCCCGGAGAATCAAGGTTATATTGAACCTGAAACTTAGGAATGTTGTAGGTCACCGCGAAGGTCGGGCCATCGCTGGTTGGGGAAGATGCGAAAGACCCCGCTGAAGAAGCTTCTTCGGAGGCAACACCATCGCTGAAGATACGCATTAGCTTAACGCCGCTAATGTTAGGACCGCTAACATTGCGTACAGCTACGGTTACTTTGTCCTTGTGGTTAAGCTCGAAAATAGGGCCGTCAGCACCGACGTTAGTAGTAGAAGTCACCTTCTTAACGATTTGCCCTACATAGATTGACTGTCCTTCAATTGTTGCCATGTCAGGCCCCCTTTATACGGTAAGCAAGCTATCGGTCTGAGTCATATGCGCATCAGCCAAAACCTTGCCCGCTCCTTGTCTAAATTTAACCTCACTAGGCTGCTCTTGGCCAGCGAGTGGTTGTGAAATGTTTGCTTGAAATCCTGCAACTTCTTCAGGGCTCATCGAGGCTACAAGGCCTCTGCCAAGAGCCAATCCAAACATGCTCTGCACGTCAAACGGGATTACTCCGTCATAGTCGCTCAGTGTCTCCATCATTGAATCTATAACCTGCGCAGTAACATCCGGAACAAATGCACTTGCCTGTGCAACATCTTCTGAAGTTAGCAGATTGTTAGAGATCAAATAATTTAGGCGAGTCAGCGGGTCTTTAATCATAGCCACTGCACCAGAGAGGCGCTCTAGCTGCTCCGGGGTATAGCTATCAGGCGTCTTATCAAAAGGCCCTTTTGGTGGACGTTGAGGCAGTGCAGACTCGATTAGGTTGATAGCGGCCAAGGCCCTAGTCCTATAAGCGTCAGAAAGCTCTGAGGACGGGGCCTCATCTGCTACTCTATCCAAAACTGCGGTTCGGTTCTCTGTGGACTGTAGGGCTTGGACTCTGCGCTCAATCTCCGCAGCTTGCGCCTCCTTAAGAACTTCACCAGCAGTCGGCATATCTCTCTCAGAGATAATCCCAATAGCTTGCGCAATCGGTGAACGACCAAGAACATACTGACCCCGAGAGCCGTCTTTGCCCTGCACGTTGCTCATCAATCTTTTATTGATGTCTTCGATGCCTCTTTGAACGCCCTTAACGGAGCGATTGTAAAAGCCATTGAGTCGCAAGATGTTGCCAGGGGCAGACCTGAAGACACTGGCTGCATGAATTGCGGTAGCTAGTTTGTATTGTTGAGCCAGCAAAAGGCCAATTACCAATGGGTTTGACGAGGTAAACGGCGAAGATCCAAGCACCTGCCGAGTTTTGTATAAATCAGCAAAAGGCTTATCAGAGGGGGTTTTGCCTGCTGCTATTTGTCTCTCTCTTAGCTTCTTAAGTCTCTGCTCTGATTTCTCAAGAAGGTCTTTATCTATCCTGGCAATCTCTGCTTGATCTTCTGCGACCTTTTTCGTTGCTGCGGTTATCTCGTCAGCCTGGCTCTGCATTGCGACTTCAACACGCTTAATAACGTCGTCTTTGATTTTTTTCTTAGCCGCTTGCTTATCTTTTCTGGCCTTACCCACGCCTGCTTGAGCATCGTCTTTAATCTGACGCTGAAGCTCTTTGTTGTCGGCAAGCTCCTTTTTCAGCTCCGCAACCCTGGCCCTCTTTCTGATAACGTCTTCTTCAAGGTCTTTGATGATTTTTGCGTTTTGAGGGTCAGCCTTAATCTGCTCAATGCTTGATTGAGTTGTCTGAATATTTCCTTCAAGCTCAGTGATTTTCTTTTGATTACCTTGAACGATCTTATCAATAGCGGCTGCGCTTGATATGCGATCACCTCTGATTGCTGCGACAAGAGCTTGTCTCGCTTTATCAATCGTACCGACAGCGGTCTTGGTTGTCTGCGATATGTCAGAGATTGCAGCTTTTCTGCCCTTGGACATTGCAGCTACATTGGCAGTGCCGGTGTCAACAAGTTCTCTTAGCTGAGATACCAGCTCTTCGGTCTCTCCAAATAGGTCAGCCGCTTCTTCCGCTGCCTCTGCTTTGGATGCTTTTCTAAGAGCCTCAACCGCTTGATTGACCGCCTTAACGCTATCATTAGAAAGCGTAACCGCGTCTTTTACAGCTTGAGATGCTTCCTTGTTAAGCTCTGAAGAGCTTTGAGCTTGCGCAGCTTTCTCGCCCTTGGCGACACCAGACTCAATCTCTGCCCTGCGCACAGCCCGAAGAAGCGCAGCATACTGGCCAACCATTTCGCCAAGCGCATCAGGCTGACGACGTGCAACATCCTCAAGAGTCTCGATTGTTAGAAGAGCCCTTGGGTTCATGTTAAGGGCAGACGACGCATCCATTGCAGCCATGACTTCATCGCCAATGAAAGTAAGCTCTTTGTTGATTGGTCCTAGGGCTTCTTCAACGTATCTCGCCGCTTCTAAGGTGAACTCCTTGATCTCATTACCAAGAGTTGCATCGTTTGGTTTACTGGCGAAAATACCTGACGTGTTAGAGTAACTTTCAAGCTCCGCAATAACTTCTTCAAGCTGCTCTTTTACAGCAACGCCTCTTTGATGAACCTCTGGTAATTTATTGGCTCCATCAAGACCCTTTAAGAAAGTGGGGTCCACATACATCTGATTGATCTTATCCAAGGCTCTCTGGATGTACGCTGCCCCGCCAAAGATTTGCTCATTGTTGAGAATATCATTGTTAAATCTGTCGTAGATGTCTGCGTATTCGTTTTTTGTAATTCCCGTGGTACCGGTTTTTGCAGTAAAAGCCTTGCTGTATAGCTGACCAAATGCTGACTTTGCAGATCTAATCGCTGAGATTCCAGCAAATAAATCCTCGGCACTTCTTATATTACCGACTGATTCCTGAAAGCGTTCTAGCTGTTTAAGAATGTCGGCAGAATTTGGATCGCCCAAATTTCTTATACTCAAGATGAGATCATCAAGTTGTTTGCTTACGTATAAGGCGGCTTTCTTAGGATCAATGTTTTCCTTTTTGACCGCTGTAATCATAGCCCTTGATGCTGCGCTCAGGTCTCTCTTATCGCCAGCTAAATTCCTAAATTGAAACTTGCCATTAATAAAATTAGGAGTCGAGCCTTCAAATATCTCACTGTAACCTTCGTCGCCTATTCTAAATTTACCCGTTAAAGACACCAGGGAGTTCTTTAGCGACGTAGTTGCTTTTTTAGTAAATTGATTGATTGCTTCTTTTAGGTCGTTTCGGCCTTGCTTTTGAGCAACCGCTGCACTGGCTAAGAACTCTGAAGAACTTGTAATTGTTTGCTGTATTCTTAGAGCCTCGGCATCTGACTCTCGCTTGAGGCTGTCTCGAATAGCGACCAGCTCCTCAACCTTTTCGTCAAGCTCTGCTTGTCTGGCGGGATCTTTCGCAAGCTGCTCTATCTCAGCCATCTTTTGCTCAGTCTTACGAGCGATATACTCTTTTGGACTGACACCAGCAGCAGCTTCCTCAAGCGCAGCGAGCACTGCTTTATCGTTTGCCAGGGTTTCTCGAAGCTCTTCAATTTGTTGGTCCGCCAACAGACCAGCCGCTTCTTTGCCTTTGTCGCCGCTGTCGATAACGTCACGCCTTGCGGCATTTGCTGTCTCCAGGGCTGCCTGAGTCTTAGCAACCTTTTGCTGCAAAGACTTTTTCTCGGCGGCCACATCTTGAGTTTGCGCTCGACGCACAGCCGCAAGCTCTGACCGAAAACCCCTAAGCTCTGCCTGCTTTGACTGCAACGACTGCGCCCTGTTCTGACGCTGTGTTTTTAAGTCGCCGCTGCTTCTCTCAAGATTAGCCTTTTCTTTGGTAAGCTCACCTACGATTCTCTCTTGCTCAGCGACCGCATCGGCATCACCATTGGCCCGAACATTAGCGAGGTTATCCTCAGCTTCTTTTATGGCTGTATCCAGCCCCTCAAGCCTAGCAACCTCATCAGGCGTAAGAGTTCTAGCTGTAGTCACACTGGCTCTTCTTGCTGCCTTTGCTTGCTCGGCCTCTCTAGCTGCAACCCTTTTGCCCGCAGTAGCGACTGCTCTCTCAGCTCTAAGAACTCTCTCTTCACCAGCGATTTCTGCCAGCTTTTGATCAATCGCGTCTACAGCGGTATCAATCTCAGCTTTGTTCTGAGCAGCCGTCAATCCATCGCCACCCTGATTGTAAAGCTCCTCGGCAACGGCTGGTCGAATAGCTTCGTCAGCTACACCAATTCTAGCCAGTGCTTGAGATGGTAGCTTACCAAGGCGAGACTCTCTAAATTTTTGACGAGCAGCGGAGGCTCCACGGAAAACTTGAGTAGCTGTGCCAATGCCGCCACCTAAATAACCACCAAACTCAAAGCCCTCTTTGAAGCCCGATACAGCGCCAGAGCCCACAGCGGCCAGGACACTCTGTGTCGTTGCATCTGGATTTAGGTGATATTCCTGAACGCCTGCCTGTACCAAATTCCGAATTGCAGAATCGACACCTGCCTCTGTTGCTACGGGAAGAGTGGACTTCGTAATCATTCGCGCAATATTGCGAAGACCCTGACCCTTTACTTCTTCACTGAGAACTTTTGTTACACCCTTGTCTACCAGGGTGCCGACTGAGCTGGTCCAATTTGTTGGAAGGCTCTGAGCTATTTCACCAACGGTTGATTTCCCTACTTTAGCATCAGCAAATCTTTGCAGGTTATCTCTAAGGAATGATTTTTTAACTGCCTGCCTAGCTACAAATTCTCCACCTTCTTTTGCCGCAACTCCAGCGCCAAGAACCGGGTTTGCAAAAAATGCCAAAGCAGCAGTACCAACCCCAGAGGTCAGCTCTCCAGCCATACGTGCTCCGCCAAGCTCTTGAAGCTCAGCTAGGTAACGAGGACTATCAAGGCCAGCTTCGACAAACTCAGTTAAAGCAAACGCTTGATCGGACGCAACGCCTTTACCGAAGGCTTTTATGGCGGAAATAGTAGGGTTGTCGCGGATGTCTTTTCTTTCTCTTTCAACCTCGTAATCAAATTCACTTATCGGCTGAAATACATCAGGATTGCCGTAGGCGTAATTTAAGTCGCTCATACCCTCGGCATTGACCGGGATCTTGATCGGCTTTCCGCCTACGGAGAAATATCTAAATTCTAATCCGCTTTTAGCCATTGTCAGTTACCGCCGCCGAGTCCACGATTTTGCATCATTTGCTTGGTTCTAGGACTAAAGGTTCCCTTTGGCTCATATACGCCTTGTTTGTTTAGCTTGTACCCTCGTGAAGTCATGGCTCTATCGGACTCAATAGTGGCTTCTTTTGGCTTGAATCCGTTAGCAATCGCCTGATTGTAAACAGCATCAGCCGCCAGCTTATCAGCCATAAACACCAAGAATGATTGAACTTCATCAATCGGCACATTCGGGTTAGCTAAAAGCTGAATAAAGATACCAACATCTTTGTTCGAGATAGAGCTTGATGATTGATTCTGTGACGCCAAGCCAAAAGCAATTTGGTTAACTTTGTTAGCAAATGTAATTAGCTCTGGGTTATCCCCAACAAACAATTTAGTTTTTAGGACTCCCATAATGCCGCCAACATCTCCGCTTGCAACAGCTCTTTCTACGGCCTCCATAATTCCAGGCACGGCAGCCGTATCAAGCCCTTCGGCTTGAAGCGCCTTTCTGTATTCGTCCAATGAGCCAACAGCTTCCAAAACATTTTGTTGAGCGCCCTGAAGTCTTGCGGCTTCAGCACCCGCGTCACCTTTTGCGGTTTCGCTAAGCTGTTGCCCCGCCATGGCTTTCTTTTCTGCCAGGTCTCTAGCTTTAGATTCAGCGATTGCTGCATCTCTTCGAGCAATAGCTTCCTCACGGGCAACCTTAACGCCTTGAGCCTTAAGATTAGCGTTGTTCGCTCGGTATTGATTAACTAGCTGAACCCTAAACTGCTCTTGAGATACGTTACCCTGCATGTTTGCTGTCGCAGAATCGAACAAGTTCATAGCCCTGCGCTCAAGAGCTTCTTTCACGGTCTTTTCGGCAAGCTCCTCGTTTTTGAGAATGCCAAAGGTTTTTGCGTAAAGGTTATCGGCGAAGTTTACGCGGTCTTTTAATCGATTGTATTCATCTCGCTGACGCTGAACTTCTCGGTCAATAGTCTGATTGACCAGGGTCAGGCCAATGTTCTCGCCTTGGCCACCGCGAAATCCTCGTGCGGCTTCGCCCAGGGCGATTGAGATGCCTGCCATAATCTTAGAGCCAAAGGTCTTAAAGGGCCCTTGATTGTCTGGCTTGTATTCTTCAACCGCTTGCAGTGCTTCGTTAAATCGAGTCTGGCTTTCTTGAAAAGATTGCCTAGCGGCGGCCATCGCCTCAGATTCTCTTCGCTCGTCAATTTCTTTTAGGCGAGCTTGTAATTCTCTGGACGGTCTTTCAAGATCAAACCTTCTAGGAGTTTCCAGTTTGTAGCCACCAGGCATCCGAAGGTTTGCTAATTCTGCTGCGAGTTGCTGATTCGCTGCCTTGGCAACATCCGGATCTACTTCGCCAAACTCAACCACGGTTGGCTTCATAGGCACGTCTCGACGATTGTAAAACTTACTCTCGTCTCTTTGAAGAGCTTTAGGAGTTACGCCCTCTGGCATATCCCCGATCATTTTGCTTGCTCTGTCGTCAGGGGTAAAAACGTTGCCAACGCCTTCAAGAAAATCTAGAAAAAAATTACTCTCTTCTTCTATAGGTTGCGGCATAGGCACATCTTTTGGCCTATAGGTAAGTGTGCCTCCCGAAGTCTTTTCAGGATCACGCGCCTTTATAACCTGGCTTTGCGGTTCGCTATCAGCCATCACTTACCCTCCAGCTTCTTGATGCGGTCGTTAAGGTTCGCCATGCCCGCGAGCAACTTACCAAAACCTTCAGGGATCGTCTTCACGCCACCGACTTCTTTAACCATATCTTTCGGCATGTCTTGCGCCATCACGCCGTAGTCGCGCTCCCCACCAATATCGTATTCCTTAGCAGAGAGACCGTCTAGCATCTTGCGAGTCTTTGCGTTTCCATCTTTGATGTTAGACTTCATGTCTTCATCAGAAATCATCCTGCCAAGACCCCCACCAAACTGACCGCCTGCTGCCATAAGGCCAGCAGCTACAGGCAACGAGAGACCTAACGGACCCATAAGGGCTAAGGGAAGCGCTGCTCCTGCTAGGGCACCAAAGCCACCACCGAGCATAGAGCTTCTTTCTTGCTGAAGCTGCTCACGCGCCTTTTCTTCCTGGTACTGTTGTATCTGGCCAGTGGTTTGAAGCTGATTCCGCATATCTTGAATTTGGCGAAGTCTGGCTTGATCTGCCATAGCCGCTTGAGCCTGAGCTTGAGCCATTGACTGTCCAACGCCTCGCTGAGCTTGAGTCCTAGCTGCCCCTGAAAATCTACCACGGGCACCAGCAGCGACACCTGTTTGAGCAGCGGCTAGTTCGCGTTGCTGTCGAAGGATATCTTCAGCGGCTAAGCTGCGCTCACCAGTGCCTCTGCGCAGTCTATCTGCCTCCATACCAAGAGAAAGATACTGACCGACCTGTGGCCCTTCTAGACCCATTTCTTCGGCGCTACGCGCCTGAGCAAGCTCGCCTTCGTTAAAGCCTTCGTATCGTTTCTGAAACTTGTCTTCCGCTCTTTGTACTCGCGCCTTTTCCATGCTCTCTCGGCGCTCTTCCATGGACTGTTTTTCGCCTGGTCTTGCCATCTTATAACCCCAATGCTTGTAAGAGTCTTAGTTGATCTTCCAGTGTGGGCTCGCCAGGCAGCAAATCCTGATTGATTGCCCTGTTAAAACGCTTGAGTCTTATTTTTTCAGCTAGCATAGGATCTATTCCGCCAATTCGAGCGCCAAAAGAATCATCTAAAGCGGCTTGAAATCCAGGGTTATCCTCACCTATTCCAAAAGCACTATCAACCGGAGACAATCTCATTGAAGGTAACCCCATTGGGTTTAAGTCAGTTTGTTGATAAACTTCCACGTCTTCAGGGGCAGCCGCTCGGTTCAGCAAGGCTTCATTCATAGCATCTAAAGCTTTTTGCTCTCGTCTCATTTCTGCCGCTGCCATATCGCGAGCAACATCTTGCTCTAAGTTTTTAAGAGCCTGCGTTGCGATAAAATCATCAGCCTTTCTGTTCAGAGCTTCGACTGCTCGCTCATTTCTCCTGCGTGATTCTATATCTGCAAGAGTTTGCTCCTGAAGAAGTTCTCTTTCAGTAGCGTCAATTACGGCATCTTGCTGTCCCATTTCAGAGCCGAGATACAACCGTTGAAGCGTCTCCTGACCAGGGTCATAATCAGGGTTCTGCTCAAGAAACTTTAGAGCACCCGCAATGCCGCCCTTTGCTTCGGCATCTTGCAGCCCTTTAGCCAAGAGTTCTTGTTGCGCTTGATAGTCCGCATAAGCACCTACACCTGCACTGAGCCCACCAGTCAAGGCTTGCAATGCCCCCGACATTTTCTCGGTGTTACGCCCAAAGTCTCTAAGTCTGCCTTCTCGCTCGCCTGATGACACCACTTCTCCAAGGCGGCCCAGGCGCTCAAAGTCTTGCGCTTGCTGCTGCGCTTCACGCTGCATAGCTTGTTGCGCTGCTCCACCTAGAACTTGCTGAGCTATCTGACCTCGCAGCACCTCATCTACCTGACCAGTTGCTTGCTGCCTTGCTAGTTCTTGCATTGCTTGTGATGCAATCAATTTTGCTTCTGGTTCCATGACTGCTCCTAAAATGTATTTGCCGCTGGCAGTTTGAAGGTTCCCGCACGCGCACCAACTTCAAAAGCGATTCCGTTAAGTATAGCCCCTTGCGAGGTTACACCTCCATGCTGAACCACTATTTGCAGCTTTACTGATTTGCATTTTTGCTTCGTCAAATGAACGCGCACATTTTCTGGATCAGACGGAAGGGTGCTAATCGTATGTGTCTCTGTAAATGTGTCGTCGTTATCAAACGCAAAATTCATTTGAAGAGCCGCAGAGCCCACGCCTACATCTAAATCATAAAGCAGCATGGCCCTATAAACACGCTGGGCTGACTGAAGACCCGCCATGTGCATCTTGTTGAGAATGACACTAAGCGTTATGTCTGAGAAAGTAGATCCTGCCTGGTCTTGAAATCTCTCAACCTGCCTAGATATTGTTCCATCCAACCCAAGCACAACATGCGACCTATCTTTAATCGCAGTTTTAGATTGAATCTGAGAGACTGGCTTTGCTGTTGACGTCACATCCCAGTCCGACCACTGCTTGAAAAAAGTGTTGAACACGCAGCATCTAAACTCAGAAGAGATATCATTAGAGTAAAGAACTCTAATTTCATTGTCGTGATCAAAAAGAGCAATGTCTAAAATCTTGTTGGCATTAGACAGAATATCTTCGACCTGTGCTCCTACATATTGAATCTGCCCGTTTGGAGTAATTAGGTACAACCCACGAGATGATATGTAGAAGATGCCAAATGCGTGATTTAAATGAGGTGACGCGAGGCTGAGACCCTGACCCTCGCCTATTGACATAGGCTGAGAGAATGCGCCTTGACCAATTGCATTAGGACCCTCGCCGTAAACCGCAAACACATTGTCAGGCGTAAATATCGCAAAGAAATTTTGACCAGTTTCTACACCTGATATGTTTTGAATGTCGCCAGGTATATCAATGATAAACTGAGGAGCAGGAAACCCTGGGGCAGTTAGTTGAGACAACGGCTTAGAGAACCTTACAAACTCTGAAGCAGCAGCGACAACAAGTCTTCCTTTATGCAGAACCATGTCAGTCACAGACCCCGGTTGTTGGTCTGTTAAAACGCCGCCCGTTGTGTAAACAGCCTCACTATCTTCGTAAGTGCGGTCTGATCCACCGCTGTCTTGAAATCGAATATACCTGTTCGTTGTATAGCCTGTTGTCTTAACTTTTCTAAATATAGTCGATCCAGGATTGGCTCGATATGCGACTAAGTTGTACTTAGCATATTTTCTAGAAATCTGGTCATTATAGATCAATGCCTCAACAGTATCAGTGGTTGATACTGAAAGCTCTACGGCTGGAGACGTGGGAGATCTATGAATGTTGCCTTTGGCATCTACGAACTCGTAAGTGAAGATATAAGAATAAGACCCGGTGCTTTCAAATGCTCCATCGCCGTTAGGTATAGCGTAGATATTTCTTACTGCCGGGTAATCGTAAAAACCATTCTCAACAACTTCAACGCCATCGTAAGAAAACAAAGCGCCGCCGCCATAAAGCATCTGAGTGCCTGCTGACACTGCTGGTAGCTTTCTTTTGGGCAGAAGATCAACAACTGACTTCGCTGCATTGTAGCCATCAGAAACAACGGACGTAGTGCCATAAGCCAAATGAAAGAACCCGGCTTCAGGATCTTTGCTTATAGGCACGTTATCAGCTTCTAAGTTTGTGACAGCAGTAAATAGCCTTCCCCCACCGCTTCCGTTTTTGTTGTTGAAATCCAAAGCAGGACTAACGCTTTGATTTCCTGTCGGGAGATAAGCTACAGGGGTCCACGCTCCGTTAAAAGATGTATCTGGGCTCCATGCCATGATGCAATCATAGGAGTTATCGGTCTTGCCGTTTCCGTTGCTCATATTCATGGCGACATACATAGGCGCAGGCATAGAGCCAGAATAAGACTCACCATAGACGTTTACAGGAAACCCAAGATACGGGTCTGTCAAAACAGTGGCATTTGCAAATGTTTGTTCTGCCGCTGAGACGGTCAGTGAACCCCCGGAAAGAGTCGCATCAAATGTTTCCGTCTTGTAGTGGTAACATACATTTTCAAAAACTGGAGATGCGGCTAAATCTTCATACCCAGGGGTAATATTAAAAACAGCTCCACCTAGGGCAGCGTTTATCTGATTTTGAATATTTGTAGTCTCAGCGGCCCCAGGGTTAAACATAGTACCGCCCTCTAGGACGGTAATGGTCAAATCGTGCGGCGAGTTCGTATAGTTGTAATAAATCTTGGCGCTTGACTCAAAGTTGTTTGAAGCCGCCAATGGATCAATCGCTATAATTCCAGAAGAATTAGGGCCACCGCCTGTTCCGTGGATAGCAGTAGCGCTCTTTAACGGAAAATATGTAGTGCCTGTGGTTTGTCGCGAAAACGGAAAAGCTCTATCAGTGTTAGGGAAGGGTATCGCTGAAGTTAATACTAGCTTTCTCTTGTCTACCTGGGACGGATAACTGCTTCCGTCAAAGGTAAGTGGAGCCTGAGTTCCGCATATCAAAATGCGACCTTCGCCAGAGTCAGGGATTATGTCATCTGAGTTAATGGTAAAGTTGCTTGGATCTACAGTAAATATCTTCACAGAGCAGGGAGATTTTGACGAACTAGTCCCAATCGTCAAGCCAACTACAACAGTCTCAGAGCCAGGGTCGCTTAAATGATATTTGCACAAAAACCCTGGGGACAATCTTAACGTATTCTGAGAGATACCTCGGCTTATTCCAGTGCCTGTGGATGCAGTGAAAAGAGTCAAAGCTGTTGAGTTTGCGTCTGCGTTTCCTGCTCCAGTTAAAGACGATAATGAGAACTTTTGCAGCAAAGCAGAATCAATAGTGCTGCCGCTGCTATGCTCGTAATAGGCCAAATAAAGTTGACTGTTGCTAGTCGTTACGCCCATAGCAGAGAAATCTGCATCAGTAGTAATGTTGGCTGAGGTCGATGTTCTTAACCTGTACACTCCCGAAACGAGAAAACTATCTGTAGACGAAGAGTATGTTATCTTCTGATAATAAACCGAAGACCCTGACGTTGTGTTAAACACATTGTAGACAGCAAAAATATTGGACCCAATGTTAACAAGATGCAGGCTTGGAGTACCGTTGTTTCGGCCAGAAGCGCTATGAGATATTGAGGCTCCTGCATAGAGGCTTAAAACCTGCATTAAAGAGCCTGTGTTTCTGTCTTTAATTGCCACTTCAAGAGTAGACGCCGTGCTGCTACCCACAACATACGCATAGATATCAACGAATACATTGCTACCTGTTGAATACGTCAGGTGCTTCACATTCGAGATATTGTTAAGAGCGCTTGATCGTTCATCAGTTTTGAAAAATCTAATATCGTGCAAAGTGCCTACTTTAGAACAATACTCTGCACCTGTAGATGTTTCCGTAATAGTCGCTAAGCTTAGTCCGTCAGCAACTAAAAGCTCTCTATTGTACTCATCTATCCTAGAGGCTCTATCCAACACGTATCCTGACGTTTTGGATATTGTCTGGTTCTTGGTTCTGTACCCGTGCCTTTTCTCAATTTGGCCTTCTTTGTTAAAAACTGCATTTTCAGCAAGATCTAGACTGCCTGGCTTAGCAGTTTCACTTGAAGACTTTTCATCTAGTCCAAGAGAAAATGGTAGCGATACTGTTTGCTTCTTTAGCGCCATCAGAAAATCCAAATACTTACTTTGCAAGAAACGTTGGTCGATAGAATAATTGTGCTGGACTTCTTAGCGTTTATTGTCTGCGACTCAAAGACTGCCGCTGCGCTGCTTTTGCGGACAATCAAGTAGCCTTGATAATCTCTTCCAAGGGAGTGGCCTATAACTGTATCTTCAAAAGACCCTGGCGGCTTGGTAACGGTTACATCTTCTATAAGCTGACCATCTAGAAGTGGGCACGTAGAGACAAAATCAGCAAAGTCTTCGACTTCTCTCTGAAGTGATCGCGAATCTTCGCCTAATTGAGACTGGCTGGAAAACTTAGCCATGTATCACCCCCTAGTAGCGAAGAATAAAGTCGTCTCTGAATCGACCCTTGCGAACATCGCGGATAGCAAACGAACCACTGGCATCACGTGGGCTAATGGCTCGAATAATACGACTAGCGAGTTGCTGACGCTCACGCTCTAAAGCAGAAACGTCAGACTCCTCTTTCATAAGCATACGGATTGCAGTCGCTACAACCACGTATTCTTCATAGCCTGGAATTACGTTTGTTACCGATGTCACTGCTGGACCATTAGAGTCCGAGTCTTTGAACTTTGTAGCTACAGGGACATAGTAAAGCGTAATCGTGCCTGACTGTGAGTTTTCCGGAATAAGCTTAATCTTATTCCCTTCGATCTTATACATTGGCTCAGCCAACTGATCGATAACAGCGTAGGGCGTATTGTAGAGGTTGCGATCAGAGAAGGAGTAAGCTCTGAGCGTCGAAGTAATCCCACCGGAATTATAATCAACGCCCAGAGCCTTGTAGAATGCACCATTTGGATAGGTTGCAACAACTTCCGTAGGTAGATCTTCACCGCCAGAAGCGAGTGGAATCGTATACGTGTGAGTTGAAACAAAATAGTCTTCGTAGCTTTTGACCATAAAATCATGAAGCTCTGACATACTAGAGTTTAGGTAGTCCCTAATCTCTTCGTCTGTCACGAAGTTACTATTCACCATATCGGCGCGGCGACGCGCACGAGCGATTAAGCTACTTTCAGTGTACGTCGCCATGCCCCCTCCTTATGCACGCATGTCTAGGTAGTCATCAAGGGCATCGACGAACGCGCTGCCGTCTTCTTCCTTGATAGCCATAGCCATGCGTCTTCCCGCATCTTCTTTTGCCTTGCTGTAATCATCTTCCGGAGAGCCTTCAGCATCTTTGCCTTTGGCTTTATCCAGAATCATGACCGCAAGACCTTTGCCCTTGCCCTTCATTACTTAGTCACGCTTGTGTTCAAGAGAAACATAGTAACAAAGAAAGCATCACCGGCAACCAAGTCCTGACTCGCTGTGACGACAACACTTGGTGTCTCAAGGACTGGATCAGTCGCAGAGCCACCTGAAACGTTTTCAGAAACCGCCTCAATAAAGGCTGCTGTGCCGCCGCCATCTGTGGCTTTCGTCACTTGAATAGCAAGTGCAGCTTCATACTTGTCGGCAAGTTTAATTCTGAACATTTTGTCAGTTAAACTTGCCCCTGATTCAGATCCCCATTCAACTGACTCAATGCCGTTGGTGGCAATATCGTTGCCATCCGCATCAGTCAAAACTGCTGTAGCATTTACAGGGTCAGTCTCAGTGGTGAGCTTCACCTTGGTCGCAATGATCTTCACTTCCCGATTGGAAGACTGAACATCAAAAAAAGTTCTGTTAGCCATCTTTCACTCTCCTTATGCTAGAGCGATTCGACAGTTGTATCCAGGCGCGGTGCAAGCAACGTTACCATAGAAACCAACCCGAAGCTCATAAGAGTCATCGTTGTGGATTCGAAGCATACGATTGCCATCAAGGTCAAGAATATGCGGAGCAGGCCCAAGACTGTTAAGAGTCCAGGTATCCATCTGGAGCAAGTATGCAACGTCAGGAGTACAGTTCTGGTCAGCAATGATCTTGATAGGACCTTTTGGCCCAATGATGCTAAGAGCCTGGAAGCCAACATCAGCGTCGTCGCTGCTTACTTTGTCGTAAACAACCTTTGAACCAAGAGCTTTCTCAAGGTTTGCGAACTGAGTGTAATCCAGGAAGCAGTAGTTTGGTGAACCACCTTCACGAGCAAGACGACTTGCTGCGCTAATAAGTGCTTCTTCAAGAGGCATTGAAGAGCCGTCAAAAGGAACACCTGCAAGACGGGTACGGTCTACAGTTCTATCAAGAACGCCAAAGAAGTTTGCCGGTGGGGTTCCACCGGGAATCCAAGCTTCAAGACCAGAGATCTTCACGCCAGAAGAAGCTCCATTTTGAGCATCCCCAATTTGAAAGATGTAGTAACTAGTTCCGTTAACCAAAGCACCAGCACCGTCAAAAGTAAGCTTTCCGGTGTCACGATTTACTGCTGTAATGGTCAAATCAGTGAGACCAACAACTGCGGTGGTTGCAGCCGTAGAGAACTGGCACTTCATACCAACTTCAAAGTTGGTCACTTGCTCAGGCTTAGCCAAAGTAATGGAGTTGTCAACAGTCGCGAATGGCCCGAGGCCAATTTGACCAGAGCCGTCGCCATACATTGCTACAGCAAGTGATCGACTAAGCGACTTGATAGCGCCGTCAATTTCCATGGTAGCATACTTAAGGAACGCATCTGCATTGCCTTCGGTAGCCTTGATGGTTTCACCGGTGATTCGCGCGAAAGAGTAATCTTTCACACGCTCAATAACGAATCTCTCAAGACGGGTGCCTGAGATAAGACCTTGACCAGTTGCAAAGTCTGCTGATCGACGGTTGGTGATTCCGTACTGTAGAGGAATCGGCATATTCTCACCGCCGAATCGCTCATACTTAGGCATCATCGCAAGTAGAGGGTTGTCGCGATAAACCATGTCTTTAATGGTTAGTGCTTTATAATGTTCTTTGAGGGCTTCTGTGACCTGATCCAGGTCCAATGCCGATTTAGTTGGTACTGGCATAACTCACTCCTTATAGGGGCAAGCTATCTCTTACCCCTAGCGAAACAGATTTTTCCCATACTTGTTCACCAACAAATCAATAGACTGCTGGCGGCTAAGCTTCTTGGGCTTATCCCCCGGCGCACGCTGCACCTGGGTGTTTGTCAAAGTTTTGGGTGGCGTTTTCTCAGAAGCCTTAGCTTCCTCTTGTGCTTGCCCCGCCTCGGGCTCTGTCTTCGCTGGAGCGTAACGCTCTTTGAGTCGTTGCTCTAGTTTCGGTACTGCGAGGTACTTTTCTGCTTCAGCCTCGTAGTAGTCCTCAACCATCTTGGTAGCATCGTCATAGCTCATCACTTCCTGCGTGCTGTTGTAGTGCTCTTGCATAACCTCAGCGACGACGTGGTAAGCATTGTTAGCTTTAACGAAGTCGAACTCACTTGTATTGTCCACGAAAGTTTTGATCTCGTCAACAAATGTCGAATAAGTGTCTTGGTACTTCTTTGCCTCTTGTTGCTTTTGCAGCTCAGCCCGCTCCGCTTTCATGGCGTCAATCTCGTCCCGAAGGCGCTTCATCTCCCCCGCCATCTTCTGCTCAGGGGTAATCTCGCCATCTTGCAAGACTTGTCGGCTAAGGGCTTCGTAGTCTAGCCCTAACTTCTGCATGACCTCGTAAGGGTTCTCACGTGCAAGTTTCTGTAGGTCATCAAACGATGAGACCGTACCTTTGCGAGCATCAAGCTCTTGCTGAACACGCTTCATTTCGTCACGCTCTTGGCGCAACTTCTTCTGCTCGCGAGCTAGTTGGGCAAATCTTCGAGAGAACGGGTCGGGCGCTGGTTCGGGCGGAGTTCCTGCATCGCTGCTCTCCACTCCATCGTTATTATCATCCGCTCCAGTTGTTTCATGTGGAACGTCTCCTCCTCCAGGGGCTTCTCCAGCATCTCCTCCAGAAGATTCTCCCATATCAGGAACTGATTGAACCTCTTCTCCAACTTGACCCTCTTCAGTCATGTTCTCTCCTTAAACTGGCACACCTTCTAGCGCGGCACCAGTTGCTTGTGGGGCTGGCAATTCTGCTTCTGCCAGCACGTCAATGGCTTCCTTCGGCGGAGTCGCCGTAGGCGTTAGTTCGGTAGGTGCGGGGCCACCAGCAACTGGGGTTGGCCCTCCAGGCATGGCAGCGACTGGGGGTGCCGGTGGCTGGAGTAGCTTAAAGCACTCCTGCATATATCGACGCATCAAGTTTAGCCGGTCTTCAGGGGCACCGTTAATCTTCGCTTCGATATAAGCCCGCTGAAAGAACTGTAGGTGAAGTTGCAGGTTACTGAAAGGCTCTGGTGGGTGGTACTTGCCCTTTTCCAAGATCTCTTCAACCAACATCTCGGCCTCATCAAGTGGAGCTGTAGCCAACTTGTTGTATTGCTCAATGTCTGGGAAATCTAGAAGACTGCGAGTCTCCGCCTTATCAAGCAGCCCTGCCTGCGACATTTCAATGACTGTCTGCAAACGTGCGGCTGGCGTGGTCGGGAGAAGACTCGCTGGGTATACCTTCATTCGGTACTGGTCTTCACGCAGATTAATATCAGACCACTTAATCTTCTCAATCTCTTTGTCGCCGTAAGAGATGACTTCGTAGGTTTTACCCTGCTCAGATACATCTTTAGCTAGGTCAATCATCTGACGTGCAATCTCTAGGAATGCTGACTCATACGCCTGACCAACAATTACAAAGCGCTCGGTTTCAATGTCGCTGTACTCACGCAGAGCAACACCAGACTCTAGACCCGCAGGCTTGAGACTTGTCGCGGACAACTGACTGATACCAGAGATCTCATAGGCTCGGTTGTAGAGTCGGTCGAGGTGGCTAAACACCTCACCCGCTACAGTCTGCGGTACGAAGAAACGCGGTGGCTGACCTTCGTATTCGATGATGCCCCAGGTCTGGTTGTTAATCTGCTCTTTCGCTACCTGTGAACCACGCTCCAAAAACACCTTCGGAGTCGCCAAGTTCATCTGCTCCTGAATGTTGAGGAGAAGCTGGTTAATTTCTGCTTGGATGCCGCGGAGTTGCTCAGCCAGACCTTGGCCATAATAGCCGAGCATACGGCGCGACCAACGCAGGGTCACAAACGGAAAATAACTTTTGGTGTATTTCTCATCAAAGAGCGTAGCGCCATCAATGCAGATAAGGTGACGGCCATCGTCTGAATCCTGAGAAGACGGGATGTGCCACGCCTCAATCACCTCAATCATATCGCCTGTGTTGTAGCTTCGGTCTTCCGGGTCGCATGGGCTTGCTGCCGCGACCTCGGCTTTGTGGTTCGGGAATAATCCCGCCACTACTTCACGAGGCATGACCTTGCGCTGAAACATTTGACGCGGGTCGCCATATCGAGCCTCATACTCATCGACGATGATTTCACTAGGAAACACTCGGTCTACCTTGACCTGATTGTCCTCTACAAAGACTTTTAGCACGCCAGTGCCAAAGACGCAGCTATCGAGGAACACGCGCTGCATTACATTGTAAAGGTCGGTTTGGTAGAACATACCATCAACAAACTTGGTCAGTAGCTTAGCCTTACGCTTAAGGCTGAAGTCACCGCCGCTTGTCAGGAAGATAGGGCGCGGTCTCGTTTTGCCAATTTTAGCTGTGACCGTATTACAGCAAGATGCAATGACGTTAAAGGTAACGCGCTCATCCTCAGAGAGTGACCGTGTTGTGTATGCTGCGGGGTTGAGAGCGTTGTTGTAATAGTTCTCAAATAGGGACAAATGCAAGACATCGTAGTCGGTCCTGGTCTCGATTCGATCTTTCAAGTCCTCAAGCAAAGAGTAAAGCAGATCGTGAGGATTCTCCTCGCCGGAATCCCACCAAAACTTTTGACTTATATATGCACTTGCACCCTTCATTGTAGCCTCTCAATCGATGTTCCCGCAGCCCACCATCTCTCGGAGTCTTTGCGGTCTAAGTTCTTCGCTGCATTACCCCAGTGCTCATCCTCAATCATCTCCCAGTACTCCGGGGTTCCGTATTTCGGTGGCTCTATCGGGGCCTCGTATCTATAGTGCCTGCACTCTCGCCAGGCGTAAAGCGCAGCATCAGCGAGGTGGTTCTCGAAACGTCCGTCTTCTTTGCGGTGATCTTCATCCCACTGAAGATTCTGCCACTCGTCTAAAATGTCAGACCCTTGTACTACCTTGAGGATGCCATCAGCCAAGTCCGAGTTCATCATATCGATGTAGCTCATCTTCTTGGTTTTTTCCGCCGGGTAAATAGGGAGCCCGTAGCGAACCTTAAACTCTTCAACAATAGACTTACCCAATCCCC